CATAGAATAAAGGTAGAGCTTGGGGCTTACTGTTCACAACATAAGCATCAATCAAAGATCAATATGTTCTATGTAATCAGCGGTGAGTTAGAGATACAAAGATGGAAAGACTATGGTCTATGTGATAGCACTCACCTGTTTGCTGGTGATACTTCCATTGTGCCAGCAGGAGAGATGCATAAGTTCATAGCCCATCAGGAGACAGAAGCCTTGGAGATATACTGGGCTGAATTAAATCACGATGATATACAGAGAGAAAATGTAGGAGGCATATGATGGATATCTTAATGCTATTATTATTCTTATTATTATAGGAGGAATATGAGATGACAGTACTAGATTTAATAGTTGAGTTACTGGTAATCTTTTTAGGATAATGAAATTAATATTAACATCTTTGGTTATAGGTTTTCTTTTGGCCCCAGTAGCTAAAGCAGATGAATTTAATTGTCTGGTTGAAGCTGTCTATCATGAGGCTAGATCAGAAGAGATGATTCCCATGCTGGCTGTTGCTAATGTAATTCTTACCAGAAAAGAAAGCAGTAATTTTCCTAATACAATTTGTGGAGTAGTACACCAAGCCAAGAAGTTTATGGGTAAGATTATAAAATATAAATGTCAATTTAGTTACTGGTGTGATGGTAAGGTTGAAACCTTCACAGACATGGAAGGCTTATTAAAATCTATTAGTGTTGCAGAAATGTCACTAAAGGGAGTACAAATCAAGCAGACAGTAGGGGCAACCCACTATCATGCAAGCTATGTGACCCCTAGATGGGCCTCAAATCCTCACTTCAAATCTCTAGGACAATTAGGAACACATCTCTTTTACCTTGACATGACCCCTTAAATAGTGTATAATATAGTACTTATATATACTAAAAATAAAGATTACTAAGGTATAAATAAATGTTAACAACAGAGTTATTACATAAACAAATAAAGATGTTAAAACAAATTATAGAAGATAAAGAAGAAACTATAAAAAAATTACGTAAAGACTTATCAGAATTAAAGTATACTAAAGCTAACCAGACATGGGTAGAAAACGATGAGTAAAAATCTATGGCAAAAAGAAAGACAACATCTTTTTAGAGATCTTGTTAGACAATACAGTAATGAAGGGTATTCTCAAAAGGAATCAAAGCGGTTTGCCAAGCAAGAGATTGATGAAATTATGGAGGACAAGGAGGATTTTGTCCGTAATATATTAAAGGATACTTTCAGAGATGTCTAAATGGGAACTCATTCTTAAGAAATCACATGGTAATATTATCATTGATTACTTTAATAATAAGGAGGAAGCTGAAGAAGAACTTGAATATCGAGAAACACTATGTAGGCATATGGGATATAGTCCAGATATTCCTTATTCCATAAGAAAAAGTATTTCAAAGAATAAAAAATAGGAGAATGCTATGGCTTGGCCTAGTAGAGGAACCTGTCCCAAGTGTGGGGCAACCAGTGCGAATGTTCAACATGAAGATGGGCATTCGTTTTGCTTTAGTTGTAAGACAAGATTTGGAGAAGAAGACACTCAGACAGGAAAGGTAGTTCCCATGTCTAATGAAACAACTTTAAGAACTGCTGGTTTATTATCAGATATTTCTGATAGAAAGATCAGCAGGGATACCGCCAAGAAATACAACACCCAAGTAAAGAAGACAGCCGATGTAGTTACTCACCATATCTATAAATATTTTGATGAAGAAGGGAACCATGTAGCCAACAAGGTAAGAGAAGTACAAGACAAAAAATTCTGGTCAGAAGGAAATATGGGAAGGGCTGGCCTATTCGGACAGAATATTTTTAATCAGTCGGGTAAGTATATTACTGTATGTGAAGGTGAGATAGATGCGATGTCTGCCTATGAATTAATGGGTAGCAAATGGCCTGTTGTCTCTATAAAAAATGGTGCCGCCTCTGCTCTGGAGAATTGTAAACAATCCTTTAATTATTTAAACAGATTTGATAATGTGGTACTATGTTTTGATGATGATGCTCCCGGCAGGGAATCAGCACAAAGAGTGGCACAGCTTTTTGAGCCTAACAAATGTAAGATCATCTCTCTGGAAATGAAAGATGCCAATGAATATCTGAAGACCGGACAACGTGAGAAGTTTACCCAAGCATGGTGGAATGCCAGAACCTACACACCAGCAGGTATAATAAATTTAGGAGATCTTGGGGACAGTCTCTATGAGGAAGAGTATTGTGAGACATGTCCATACCCTTGGCCTAAGTTAAATGAAAAGACCTATGGGATTAGGACAGGAGAACTGGTCTGTTTTACCAGCGGTGCAGGAATGGGTAAGAGTAGTGTAATAAGAGAACTTATGCATCATATCATGATGAATACCAGTGATAACATAGGTGTCCTATGCATGGAAGAGAACTTAAAGAATACCGCATTCAATCTTATGTCGGTAGAAGCCAACGCCAGACTTTATATCAAGGAGATACGAAAGCAATTTACTGAAGAACAGCTTAAAGAATGGCAGGATAAGACTATAGGAACAAATAGATTCTATGCCTTTGATCATTTTGGTTCTATATCCAACGATGAAATACTGGACAGGGTCAGGTATATGGCAAAGGCTTTGGATTCTAAATGGATATTTCTGGATCACCTATCAATCTTAGTATCTGGAAATGAGGAGTTTGGAGATGAAAGAAAATCTATAGACGTTCTCATGACCAAGCTCAGATCCCTTGTAGAGGAGACAGGGATAGCCCTCTTGCTTGTCTCTCACCTACGTAGGCCAACAGGTGACAGGGGCCATGAGGACGGCAGGGAGGTCAGCCTGTCGCATCTCAGAGGGTCAGCCAGCATAGCACACTTGTCCGACAGTGTCATAGCCTTGGAAAGAAATCAACAAGCAGAGGATGAAGATGAAGCCAATACTACTACAGTAAGAGTACTGAAGAACAGATATACTGGTGATACTGGTATAGCTTGTCGTTTATATTATGATCGTACAACTGGTAGAATGACACAAGTAGATAACCCCTTTATGGAGAATGAAAATGAAGAAACCTTTTAATAAAACTGTTTATGATATAGCAGATACTACAGCCAAGAAACATATGATAGGATGGCTGGAACATAATCAACCAAGATGTACCGTTAATTCAGAAGAGACTACATACTTTGACTTGACTGTCAAGACAGATGACGGAGGTGATCCTTCATTTTATGAGGTGGAAATCAAATATGCATGGAAAGAAGAGTGGCCTGAAAATTGGACTGAATTACGTATTCCTCACAGAAAGAGAAGGCTACTTGAAAAATGGAAGAGAGATTATAGAAATTGTTTGCTTACGTTTGTAGTCTTCAATCATGATTGTAGTAAAGCATGGCATGTAGATGGAGACACAGTACTGGAGAGCGAGGTGAAAGAAGCTTCCAACAGATACATTAAAAAGGGAGAGTTATTCTTTCACATTCCTGTTGAACAAGCTTATCAGGTGGACATGACATATGACAACAGCGATAGTTGATATTGAAACAGACACATTGGAAGCAAACTTAATACATTGTATTGCTGCCCGAAACTATGAAACCAATGAGGTAAAGACATGGGTAGGAAATGAGTGTAGAGAGTTTGCTCCTTGGTCTAAAGCTATAGATACTTTTATCATGCATAATGGAATTAGTTTTGATGCTCCCATTTTAAATAGATTAACAGGCTCCAGTATCAGACCTTCTCAGGTAAGAGATACTCTAATTGAATCCCAATTATTTAATCCTATTAGGGAGGGTGGTCATTCTCTTGAAGCATGGGGAAAGAGATTAAAGTTTTTTAAAGGAGAGCATAATGACTTTACAACATTCAGTAAAGACATGTTGCAGTATTGTGAGCGTGATACGGAACTTACTGGGAGGATGGCATCTGTCTTATCAAAAGAGGGAAGTACGTTTTCCTCCAGATCGTATGACCTTGAAAGAAAAATAAGACTTATTATAGATCAACAGCAAAATAATGGGTTTTCTTTTAATATACGTGAGGCCATGTTGTTATTGTCCCAGCTTGAAGACGAACAGCATGAACTGGAACGAACAGCACAGGAGATGTTTAAACCTACAGAGGTTAAGCTGAAGACCAAGACTAAGTATATCCCTTTCAATATAGCAAGTCGAAAGCAAATAGCAGAACGATTAATGGAACTTAATTGGAAGCCTAAACAATTTGGAAAAGAGATAGAATTAAAGGATGGCAGTGTAAAGAAAAACGTAGTAGTATCAGAAGAAATTCTTGACAAAATAAATATGAAAGAAGCTAAAATGTTTAGCCGATACT